ACCACCGACCGTTGTAGCAGCACCAACTCCAGCACCAACTCCAGCACCAACTCCAGCACCAACTCCAGCACCAACTCCAGACGCTAAACCATCTGCTAAACCAGCCGCTAAGAAAGTTGTTTCACCAACAAAAAAGGCTCCAGTCAAAAAAACACCAGCTAAAAAGGCTTAATAAAGTTAAAACCTTTGTGGTATAGGCATTTGTACTTGTACGGGTGTGGGTACATTTTTACGTTTTAACATATAAAACCCACCTCCTAATAATAGAATAACTGTAAAAAGGTAATAAAGTGGATATTTTTTCTTTTTTTCCTTTTCCATTTTATCGATATCCTCCTTATCTGGAAGTTTTTTAACGTTTACGTTAAGTTCATCTATCTTCCCGATAAGTTTGTGTAAAGCCTCGAGAATTTGAACTTCTTTGTTTATAGGTTTTTCCTTTACGTCTATTGTTGTAATTTCTAATGTCATGAACCATTCTGAATCAGGTTGTAGTTTTACATAATCACCGTCACCTTGTTGTTCATACATTTCAAAATTGAGTTTTTGTATTGATATAGGGTTAAACAAAGACGTTGGTCTATTAAACGATTTCCATTGTTTATCATGTAATTTTAAATTACTCGAACCGTCAAATGCTCTTTCTAAAGGTATACGTGCAAATATTTGACCTTTTCGTTCATTTAGAATTTGTGCTACTTTTGGTATGTCTTCGCATATAATATCTATGTATTTTGCACCATTCGATGTACCAGTTCCAGATGTACCTACCTGTGTAATATAAAAATCAACAACTTTTAACCCACATACTTTACTTATATCGGATACGTGTGTATTAGATGAAAGGTTGAGATTAAAAGAAAACGTGTTATTTGTACCCGTAACAAAATTCGAATCTATTGTTATGTATTGAACTTTTTTAGGTAATTCCTGGAGTGAAACCATATTATAATTACAATATAAAAAAATAAACGTAAATAATAGCATGTTTGCATTTTATTCGAGTGTATCTCGTTTATTATCATGGAATAAGACAGACGTGGTAACATCTAAAAATACGTGCACGTCTATAGATCCTATATCTACAGAAATAAAAAATCATTTAGATACGATGTTATCACCAGATTCTTCTAGAGATGTGTTTATTGCGAAAAATGATGCCAATGAAACTGTTATTTTAGAATATTCTAAATACGACAAAACATTTGATCATTATCGACCTAAGTTTTTTAAATATAAATAAAGAATTATAATAAATAAAAAATATATGAAATGGACTACATGCACTTACACACAGACGATTACAAACTCGCTTTCTGTCAAGCGACAAACGAACTCTGTGAGGATGTTCAAAGGATTATATGGGAAAAATCTCAAAAATACGAATACGAAAATCTCGTATGCCCAGGAGCCCCGCGAAAATCGGGTCGAAATCCACGATTCGCAGAGGAAAGACTCCAAACGTTGGTCGGAAAATGGAGAGAAAAGTGGGGAGAACCCGATAGTTTCTAAAAGTAAACCAAGTACTGCTGTTATAACTATAATGAAAGGTGGTAAAACAGCTTATATATTGGTAGATAATTTAGAGATTGAAGAGTTACAAACGCGTATTAAAATAGCTACAAATGGTTCAATGCGAGAGAAATTTGGGTCGTATATTTTTTTTAAACGCTAATAAAGAACGTGAATTTAAGAACAAGTATTTTCAGGATCCAAATTATTTAATCAAGGGTATAGATACATTTTAAAAATAGTAAGTAAATACTAAAAATTGAACTAATTGTCGTTGAAATAGCTATATGTAATATATTATTATACCACGCGTAAATTGAATACATTACTAAACCAGATATGTTTATTATTATAAAAGTTGTACTAACATCTTCAACTTTTTTAGTAATACGAATTTTATAAATTTGTGGTATTATATTTACAGTTAAAAATGTACACCCCGTCCATCCTAAAACATCAGTAATATGCATATGTTATTTTAAGAATATATTTTTTTTAAACACTAATAAAGAATTAAATAATAATAATGTTAAATAAAATGGAAAGTGTAATAACAAATGCTCGTACTTTGGTATGCTTAGCACCTAAAAATCGCCGTAAAGTTGTGAAATGTATTAATAAATCATTGGAAGATGCCGAAAGAAGAGGAGGAGAAGCGAGCAAAAAAGAAATACACGATTCTCAGAAGAAAGAATCAAAACGTTTACCAGAAAATAGAGGTGATCAATTGTATAATCGTATGAAAACACTGGCTTATGAAGAGTTTTGTCACAAAGATTTTAACCGCGAAGAGTATGATTCGTATTCATTGGTTTTATACAGAACAATGTTAAACGAATTGTCATACGAAAGACGTCATTTGAAATATACAACCCTTTTTGGTGATAAATGGAGACATTTAACAATAAATAAAGATCCGTTTATATACGATAAAAAAATAAACGATATCCAGGATCGTATAAATGAATCGATAATGAGATCCGAAGAATTTCTTGAAAAAGAAAGAAAATTTAAAAAAAAATATTTCAGTGACGAAAATATCGACCTTGATATATTATAATATAATAGATGCTTAATGAATAAATTGTAATGTATATTAATTAATGTTAAATATAATAAACCCTTCTCAAAAAACACTTAGGATTTCTTGCCCAACTAGGAGAAAAGAAGGTATAGCGGAATACGAACAAATAAAGTCTAAAATTAAAAAAACAACTCTAAGGTACGGAGCTGCAGTTTCAACGTATCACTTTATTTTTCATACACCCGTTGATGGTATATCTGCGAGTGTTGGTACATTAGCGTCTTATATATACGTAGATTCACTTTCATCTTACGTCGATAATATAGAAAAAGCACAAGGTCTGAATAAAAGATTATTGGTTCCTACAATTCTTGCTTTATCAGAATCGTTATGGAATTCATCGAGTTTACCCTTTGATTTTAATATGGGTGCAACACTTTTTGGGTTTTTAGCGTATAAAATGGCTTTTTATCAGATAGTCGCAGAGGAATTATTAATAGACAACGAAGACCTAAGTGAGCTCGATAATATGTAATAATTAATTAAAAAAATCTAAAAATGTCTGTCTTTTATCAATTATTAAAAAATACCACTGAACTTGAACAGGTCACGGAAATGGATGATCTTTTATCCACCGTTGCGAGTGATGGGAAACTGGATATGGAAATTTGGGGTCTTAAACCCGAACGTGATTTCCCTATTGAGTGTAACCCTAAAAAATTTAATTATATTGGTTATATCGGTTTAAGTAAAAATGAAGACCGCGATGATATTCGGTATATCGAGTTTTTCCACGAAAATAAAGGGTGTAGTGGCATTATTGAACCGTTTATTGATATGGTTTCGGAAAGGTTATCTACGGATAAAAAGGATATGATTCTTATTCCTCGAGTTGTTCGTAGTAATAAGAGTGATTTCTGGACTAAATATTTGAGTAAATATTTTACCGATATTAAATCGGGTGAAAAATTTATCGCGAAAAATAAAATAGCTCACCAAGATTTACATTGGAGTGAGCTTACAAAAACTTTACCTTCTAAGCCCGAAACTATGAGTGAAGATTCACAAAACACGATGGTTCACTAAAATGTAATCTTACTTAAACAATTAGACTTTTAATATTATATATACAAATACAAATACAATGCCTTACCTTACACAAGAATTATTAAAAAACTGTACGTCCCTCATTAAACTTAACAATTACGATGATCTATGCTCCGAACTCTGTGGTTATAAATCCGAGGTTTATGGTTTAAGAGCTGAATTTGGATACCCGGAACATTTAATTACAAAAAATAATAGAAAATACGTTGCATATATGGGTATTCATAAAAAAAAAGTAAAGACTTCTTACGGTGAAGCACATTTCATCACCTTTTCTCACCAACCTAAAAATTATAGTTTAAAAAATGAATTTGACATTTTAAGTTACATGTATAACATTTACATCGAGGAAAAATCGGAGGAATTATCTGAAAATACAGAGTCTAATGTTGAAATTTTTCCATATACTATAACTAAAGATAAACTTGGTTATTGGAGATGGCTATTTGAAAACGATTGGGGTGTTTCTGATAAGATTGATTTGGATAATTTAATCGATGATTATGAAATTCAAGGGTATGTTAAATGGGAAAAACTTTATAATATTTTACCCGAAAATATTGATGACGAGGGTATTCAAGAATCCGATAACGAAGAAGAAGAAATCGATAGTGATGAAGAAGAAACGGATGACGAGATCGAAGAAGGTGAAATTTTGAGTGAATATGAAGCTTAAGTCAAATTAAAAATAAAAATAAACTAAACTAAACTACATTAAAAATGCGCCCGAATTGTCCTTATGAAAAATGTTATTGTAGAGCCGGTAAAAACGGTTTCTGTTTAAAACATAAAGAAATCGGTGAAGCCGTGGAGGCTTTGCTTTTACTTTCAAAGAGTGTAATTAAAAAATAAAATATAGTATTTATTAATAATGTCAAGTGACAACCCACTTCACAAAATAATGACATTTATAGACGATCACTCGGAAAGTATACCCGAAGGTGATTATTTAGACATGTGTAATAAACTAAGAGATGTATATATAAATGATCAAACAAATACACGTAATCGTAACCGCGTACTACCTCGTAGTTTACAAAATAATCCATACGACTCTATATATGAAAGGTGTATGATACTCGTTAGAAAAAGAAAAGAACTTAAAAATTTATTGAAACAATTAAAAATAAGACGCCGTGTAACTTCTCGTTTTAAAATAGAAGCACTAACTGCGTATTGTAGTGCCTTAAATTTACCATTATATACTACTATAGAGGAATTACAAAGTATTGGTCACGCTCCTAATAGTCAAGAGTTTTTCGCGGATTATATGCGTTTAGTTAATGAACATTCTAGAGGTTTACAGAATGGGTACATTGTAGAATTAGATAACATTGAATTGGAAATGGAAAACATTTGTAATTTTATGAATGCAAATAATAGAATTATAGACGCATTTTATGAAATAAACGTGGATATACCAAACCTTAGTTGATTTTATATATTATTTTTTTCTAAGATATTAAAAATGGACGAACTTACAAATTTAATGCGTTTGATTGACTTGAATTCCGAGATAATACCTGAAGGAAATTATCTCGAAATGTGCAACTCGATAAAAAAAGTACATGAAAGTCTTTCGAATCCAAATTCAAATTCCGATTCTGAATCCGATGACGATGGTATTGGAAATTTCATTATGAGAGAAGTAATGCGTGATGATACGTTTGTATTGCCAGAAGTACCATTTGCTACCGAGGATAGAAATAGGAACAGATATTATGAAGAAAACG